AGCCAGCCGCCGGGTGCCTACAAGGCCAAGAACGCCTATGAAGAAAAAATCGGGCAGAAAATAAGCTGGGAGGAGTTCGCAGAACTTTTCCCGGATGCTATGGCGTACAGCGCCACGTCCATTTTTGACCCGGTTTTGTGTGAGCTGGCATACCGCTGGTTTTGCCCGCAGGGCGGCACGATCATTGACCCCTTCGCAGGCGGCAGCGTTCGCGGCGTGGTGGCGGCCCTTACCGGCCGTAAATACACCGGCTGCGATTTAAGCGGCCGCCAGATCGAGGCCAACGTGAGCAACTGGGAAGAGATCTCCCACATTAGCGTCCTGGACGATGCGCCCGAGGTGACACCGCCCACATGGATAAACGGCGACAGCTCCCACATCGACGAGCTGGCGCCGGGAGAATATGACCTGTTTTTCACCTGCCCGCCCTATGCAGATCTTGAAGTGTACAGCGACAAGCCCGAGGACCTTTCAAACAAGGAATACCCCGAGTTCTTGCAGCTTTACCGCAACGTGATCCGCCGGGCAACCGCCATGCTGAAACCTGACAGCTTTGCCGTTATTGTGGTGAGCGACCTTCGGGACAAGAAGGGCTTTTACCGCAATTTCGTTTCTGACACCATCGACGCCTTCCAGGACGTCGGCCTGAAATTTTACAACGAAGCGATTCTTGTAAATACGGCCGGAGGCCTGGCAATTCGCGTGGGAAAGCAGTTTGAGCACAGCCGGAAAATGGGCAAAGACCACCAGAACGTCCTTGTGTTCTGCAACGGAGATCCTGCCCAAAGCGCAGCCTTCCGCACGGAAGACCCGCAGGGATACGCGGAGGACATAAACAGCTATCTGAAAGCCGGAGCGGGCAAACTTGGCGTGAACCACGAAAAAGTCCTGGTTTTTGCCAAGGGCGACCCGGAGAAGGCCGCGGAGACCATCGGAACGCCGGAAACCGCAGAGGAAGCCGACCGGTACGACAACACGGCCCTATTGAAAGAAATTCTCGGAGAAGACACCGGGGACGAATAACAGCGTAGGAGGCTCGGGAGCAATCCCGGGCCTTACTTTTTGCCAGGAAGGAGGAAAGACCATGGCACACACAGGGCAGCGCGACCCGTGGGAACGCCTGCCAGGAGAGACGGCGCGGCAGTATGAGTGCTTCTGCGCTTACCGCGATATGCGATACTTGGAGAAGCCGAAGAAACCGGGCGGCGTTGTTCGGCCGGACTTCACCGTCCGCCGTAGCATTCGCGGCCTTGCCGAGCAGATGGGCGTTACCCGCAAGAGCCTGGAACCCATGAGCGCAAAGTTTGACTGGGTTGCCAGGGCAGAGGAGTACGACAGCTATATCTTGGACTGTGTAGCAGCCCAAAACACGGCTCAAATCGTGAAGATGCACGAGAAGCACGCAGCCATTGCGGAACAGATGCTGCGCAAGGCCACCAGCCGCCTGCTGACCATCCCGGACACCGATATAGACGCAAACGCCGTTGTTCGCATGGTGGATATAGGCGTAAAGGTGGAGCGGCTGAGCCGAGGAGAGCCCACGGAAAACCGCACCGTGACCCATGGCGGCGCGCTGGAAGTAGAAAACACGCAGCGCGCGGACCTTTCCGCCCTTTCCGACGAGGAGCTAAACCAGCTTGCCGGACTACTGGAAAAATCTAGCTCAGGTTGACCCTGCGGCGCTTCTCCGACAGGTCCGCCGGGAGCAGGCGGAACGGAACCTCCCCGAGTTCATCCGCCAGGCCTGGCCCGTCATTGAGCCTGGCACGACGTTCATTGACAACTGGCACATAGATTGCATCGGCGAGTACCTAGAAGCGGTAAACCGCGGCCAGATCACCCGCCTGATCGTAAATATGCCACCTCGCCACATGAAATCCCTGGAAATAACCGTGTGCTATCCGGCCTGGACGTGGGTAAAGCACCCGGAACGGCGATTCATAAAAGTTTCGTATTCCGACAGCCTGAGCCGCAAGCACAACGTTTTGACCCGTGACATTATACAATCCCCGTGGTATGCAGCCAACTGGGGAGACCGATTCAGCCTAAAAGACGATGTGAACCGGCAAAACGAGTTTAAGAACAACCACCAAGGCCTTATGTTTTCGACCTCTGTCGGCGGCGCGCTGACCGGCGAAGGCGGCGACTGCATCATACTGGACGACCCGCAGAACCCCTTACAGGCCAACAGCGAAACCGAGAGAGAAGCAACCATAGCCTTCTTCAAGAACACCTTGCAATCCCGTCTGAACGACCCGAAGACGGGCGTTTTTATTATTGTGATGCAGCGCCTTCACGAAAAGGACCTGACCGGTCATATTTTGGCCGAGGACCTGGGCTATACACACCTTTGCCTCCCGGCGGAGGCACCGCAGCGCACAATAATCACATTTCCGGTGAGCGGCCGCGAGGTGATCCGCGAGGAAGGCGACATCCTGAACCCGCAGCGTTTCGACAAAGAAACCCTGGCAAGCCTTAAAAAGTCCATGGGCTCCTTGCAGTACGCGGGCCAGTATGAACAGACCCCCGCCCCGGCGGACGGCCTGATTTTTAAGCGCGAATGGCTGCAAAATTTCTTCGACCCCAAAGCGGCACCCCACCAAAGTATGCTTATCCAGTCCTGGGATATGGCCTTCACCAAGAGCGAAGGCAGCGCCAAGGTGGCGGGCTACATTGTGGGCCGGAGCGGCGCAGACATTTACATTTGGGACCTGGTAAACGAAAAAATGACCTTTACCGAGAGCGTGGCGGCCGTGCGCACCCTGACGGGCAAATGGCCGAAGGCCAGGGCGAAGGTTATAGAGAACAAGGCCAACGGCCCCGCAATCGTTGACCTGTTGAAAAAGCAGATTCCTGGCATGGTGGAGTTCAACCCGAAGGGCAGCAAGCAAGAACGTGCCCTTTCCGTTACGCCCTACTTTGAAGCCGGGAATATTCATTTCCCGAAGCCGGAAACGGCGCCCTGGGTGCATGACACCATCCAGGATCTATTGATGTTCCCCAAGGGCGAATACAAGGACGATATAGACGCACTTGTGCAGGCTATTTTGTACTTGATGGACAAGCCCGCAAAGAGCCCGCCAAAGGCAGAAGCGTTGCTTTCCAAAGACAGCTATTGGCGGAGATAAACAGAAGGAGGAAAACGCGTGACAACCCGAAAAGGAGAAGTCGGCCGCATAGGCCAGAAACGCTATGGCGGCGTCTTCTACGAAGAATTTTTGCCGGAGCTGCGCGGCCGCCGCGGCATGGCAGCATATAGCGAAATGGCGGCAAATGACGACCTTGTGGGCGCCATTCTGTACGCAATAAAGATGCTGATCCGGCAAGTTGACTGGAACGTGGCCCCCGGCGGTGCTTCCGAGAAAGACCAGGAAGCCGCGGACTTCGTGCTGGAATGTATGGCCGATATGCAAGACACCTGGACGGACACGATCAGCGAAATTTTGTCCTTCCTGACTTTCGGCTGGTCTGCCCACGAGATCGTTTACAAGCGCCGGTGCGGCAGCAGCCGGGACCCGCGCCTGAACAGCAAGTACAACGACAGCTTGGTCGGCTGGATGAAACTTCCCATCCGTTCCCAAGAGAGCCTTTACCAATGGGAGTATGACGAGAACGACAACCTTATCGCCATGACCCAGATGCCACCGCCGAATTTTGAGCTTATCACGATTCCGGCGGAAAAGCTGCTTTTCTTCCGCACGGAGAGCAGCAAGGGCAACCCGGAAGGCCGCAGCATCCTGCGCAATGCCTACCGTTCCTGGTATTTCAAACGGAGAATCCAGGAAATTGAAGGCATTGGCATTGAACGCGACCTTGCGGGCTTTCCTGTGCTTACCGCGCCGGAAGGCACGGACATTTGGGACCAGAACGACCCGGAAATGGTCGCAATCCTGAACAATGCCCAGGCCATCGTCCAGAACATCCGCCGGGACCACCTGGAAGGCCTGGTGCTTCCGTCCGGCTGGAAGCTGGAACTTTTAAGCAGCGGCGGCGACCGGCAGTTTGACACGAACAAGGTTATTGACCGCTACGACACCCGAATCGCCATGACAGTTATGGCGGATTTTGTTCTGCTGGGCCACCAGCAGACCGGCTCCTTTGCGTTGAGCGACAACAAAACGCATATTTTTTCTATGGCAATCGAAGCTTTCCTGGACGTGATCTGCGAGCAGTTCAACAACAAGGCGATTCCCGATCTTATGAAAATGAACGGTGAGCACTTCGCGGGTCTTACTGACTACCCGCACCTTACCCACGGCGACGTGGAGGACGTGGACCTGGACAAGCTGGGCAACTACTTGAAGAACGTCACGACCTCCGGCCTCCTGGTGCCCGACGAGGGCGTGGAAGACTACATCCGGGAAGCCGCCGGGCTGCCGAAGCGGCTTGACGACTATGTGCCGATGCCGGGCGAGGACCGGGAGCCGGGCAAGGTGAGAACCACCCAGAAGCCGAAGAAAGACACCGGCGACAAGATGGGCGGCCTTGACGACGAGGAGCCGGAAGAAGACCCGGAGGCGGTAGAAAAGGCGAGAAAGGACCTGGGGAGGGACTAAAATGTTTAGTATTCGCAAGGCGCGGGCGCCGACGCCCCACGACTTCGTGGCAAAATCCAAGCCCAAGAAGTCGAAAGCAGGGAAAGACGCCCTTAAAAAGCTGAACGACTACCTGAACTCGGCTTCCAGTGAGCCGATGTACTTCCTTCACAACTTTTGGAAGGCCCAGAGCAACGCCATCACCTACAAAGAACTTCGTGAAGCCATTATGAACGGCTACCTTGACGAAGCGACCCTCCAAGCGTGGCAGCAAGATTACTCCCTCTTTGTGAAAAGCCACCTTGAACCCATCTGGCAGCAGGCAGCCAAAGCCGGAGCCGATGCCCTGGCGGCGTCGGCTTCCGGCGGATGGGTTTTTGACCCCATGAGCGACGCCATGACGGCCTGGATCAAAGACCACGGCGCCGAGTGGGTAACGAAAATAAACGATGAAACCCGGGATGCCATGCGCGCCATGATCGAGGCCAGCACAAAGGGCCAGTTCACGGTGGACGAGCTTTCCCGGGCGATCCGGCCGCTTATCGGCCTGACAGAGCCCCAGGCGGCCGCAAACCTGAAATATTACGCCAGCGTTAAGAAAAGCCTCCTTGACAACGGCGTGAAAGCGGATGCGGCCACCAAGAAGGCCAGGGAGCAGGCCTATAAGTACGCCGATAAACAGCTCCGGCAGAGAGCCTATACCATTGCCATCACCGAGAACGCCGCAGCGTACTGCGCCGGGTATCGTGAGGGCGCGGCCCAAGCCCAGGCGCAAGGCTACCTTGGAAAGGGTGTGTATGTTTTTGCGACCGCCGACGATGAAGACGTCTGCCCGGTGTGCAGCGCCCTGAACGGCACCGAAACCGACGCCGAGGGAAGTTACCACATCGGCACAACAAAAATGGCCTTCAAGATGGGCCCACACCCGCCGGTGCATCCGCGCTGCCGGTGCGCCGAATACTTCGAGGAGAAGGAACCGCCCGTCTTTCTGCCCCAGCAGCCTGCACAGGACGTTATCCAGCCATGGCCGGGTAATTTGCCAGACCCGAGCGAAAGGGCAGAGGACGAAGGCCAGGCCTTTGTGGCGGGTAGCTTGAAAGTGCCGGATGGCATGACCTCAAACGGCCCCGTCCACCTGGGCAACACTGGCAAGATGTACGATTACACCGACGCCAACGGCTGGGAGTGGTATTTAAAGCCTGCCCAGAGCAAGGGCGGGCAGTATGAGCCGTTCCGGGCCTATGCGCAGGAGGCGGGCTACAAGGTGCAGTCCATCGTGGACCCGGACACGGCCGTCCCGGTGGGCGTTGGCACTATTGACGGAAAGTTTGGAGCTTTCCAGGAGAAGGTAAAGACCTCCGCCGGAGGAATCGACCTTGAAGCCTGGCAGCTTGGCGCGGCTTCCGACCTTCCGCCGGAGGTGACGGCGCAGATCCAGCGCGAGCACGTCACGGACTGGCTTCTGGGCAACTTCGATGCCCACGGCGAAAACTTCCTGACAGACCAGGAGGGCCGAATCGTTGGCATTGACAAAGAGCAGGCCTTCCGCTACATGGGCGACGCCAAAAGCCATGTAATGAGCTACACATACCACCCGAACAGCGCATACGGCGAAACGGAGCCGGTCTACAACACCCTTTTCCGCCGGTTTGCGGAGGAAGATATAGACCTGAACCTCCAAGACACTTTGCCGTATATAAAGCGGGTTGAGAGCATCCCAGATAAAGAATACCGCGAGATCTTCCGCCCCTATGCCGAGGCCCTACACGGCCAAGGAAAAGAGGCGGAAAAGCTGCTGGACGAGATCGTGGAGCGCAAAAGCGCCCTCCGCGAAACTTACCGCACGTTTTACGAAAGCCTTCTGACGGAACGCACCGGCACGAAGGCTTCTTTTGTTTGGGCGGACGAGGCCGCGGCCGTTGCGAAGCAGCCCCTTGCGGCCGTGCAGATCACCCCGCAGGCGGCTAAAGGCATGACCGTCCAAGACCTGAAACAGATTGCAAAGAGCCAGGGCGTTGCCTACTACAGCAAAATGAGCAAGGCCCAGCTGGTGCAGGCTGTGACGGACCCCGTGAAAGCCGCAGAGCTTTCCCAGGAGGTAAAGGCAAAGGCCGCCGCAAATGCAGCCGCCAGAAAGGCAAAAGCCCAGTACACAGCCCCGCAGGCAACAATCCCGAAGGGCGTTAAGGGTGCCGGAGAAATCTTCTCCGACCTG